TGCCGCTGACGGAGTATCCGCCGAGCAGGGCGTGCTTGCAGTCCAGACTGCGGCTGCAGACGCCGCACTCTTAGGCGCAGCGCTTGCTTTCTATCATGAGGAATATGATGTTACCGAAACTATGGAACCGGATGGTAAAGTAGATAGAAAGTATCTTATTCCTGTCAGTGAAATGGTAGTTGTATTGTCTAGTGGACAAGAGATTAGTTATGCTCTTTATGAAAAAAGAAAAGAGGATGCTAAACTTGAGATCCCACAATTACAAAAATCATTAAGTGTGTTTCCTGATTTTGAAGAGGAGTTTGCTCCTAAAAAAGAAGTAGAACTAGAACTTGCAAATACAGAAATTGCAGATGCACCATTGTCTGAGATAACAATCAGAGATCTTGCTGCAATCATGCTAATGAAACCTGTAAGTGCAAGACCCTGGTTGAATGATCTGATTAGTAAAACAAAAAGTGAAATATGAGTATAGTACTTCCAACTAAAAAAGTGAAGGCTGAGAGACAGAATCCTAAAAGAATTGTGATTTACTCTAAGCCAAAGACTGGTAAAACAACTGCATATGCAGGACTTGAAGACAACTTGATTTTAGATTTAGAGAATGGGACAGACTTTGTTGAAGCTCTCAAAGTAAAAGTAAACAGTCTTCAGGAGCTTCTTGATACTGGTAAAGCTATCAAAGCTGCAGGTAATCCTTACAAGTTTATTACTGTTGATACAGTTACTGCTTTAGAAGATATGATCATGCCACTGGCAATCAAACTTTATAAAGCAACTCCAATGGGTAAGAACTTTGATGGTGATACTGTGGTTACACTACCAAATGGTGCTGGTTATTTATATATCCGTCAAGCATTTTTCCAAGTTTTAGATTTTATTGATACCTTAGCTCCCACTGTTATTTTATCTGGTCACATTAAAGACAAGGTAGTAGATGACAAGGGTGAGATGGTAATGTCTGCAAATATTGATTTGACAGGCAAGATTAAATCTCTAATCTGTGCTAATGCAGATGCAATTGGGTATATGTACAGAAAGGGTAACAAAACTATTTTGTCGTTCAAGACAAATGAAGAGGTTACTTGTGGTGCAAGACCAGAACATTTACGTAATGAAGAGATAGTAATTACAGAGATGATTGATGGGGAATTAAAAACCTCATGGGACAAAGTATTCGTTTAACAATTAAAAATAAAAAAAGTATGGCTTTAAGTACAGAAGATTTAGGCACCGGTGGGTCTGGTTTGCCAAAAACAATTGCTCCAGGTAATCATGTTTTAAAAATTAACAATGTAGAGCTGGAAGAATTCAAGTTTATTTCAGGTGCATATCATTTGATATTGCATGTAGAAACTAGACCTATTGAAGGTTTCCAAGGTTTTGCACTTGACAAAGATAATCCCGATGCTGGTCATTTTGATGGTCAGATTGGTAGAGTAAAAGCAAGTCAATATGCATTTGCAGATGGAGAAACAAAAACTGGTATCAAGATTCAAAGAGATAGATCTATTTTGATCTTCTTACAAAATCTTTGTAAAACCATGGGAGTTAATGAGTGGATGCAAGCTCAGAATAACAAACATGATACTATTGAAGATTTTGTAGATGCATTTAACAAAACTGCACCTATCAAAGATAAGTTTCTTGAATTCTGTATTGCAGGTAAGGAGTATGTTGGTAAAACCGGCTATACAAATTATGACATGTGGTTACCAAAAGCAGAAAATGGTAAGTATGCATTTGGTGAAGAAGAAGAAGGAAAAGTGATTCGTTATGATGAATCTAAACATCTTAAAAAACTTGAGACAAAAGAAGTTTCAAATTTTGGAGATGATGATGATTTGTCTATGCCACCAAAGCCATCTACAGATTTCTCTCTAGACTAATATAGTTAGGGGGAATTGTAGTGGTTCCCCCTAATTTTTTAAAAACTTTAGAGTATGATTTCAACAGCAACAATAATTTCTGATTTAAATGATGTACCTAGAGAATGGGTCTTTGAACATTATCTGAAACTTACTGAAAGACTTTGTGGTCAAAGTTTAAAAATCAAATCAGCCTTTAATACAAGTGATAAAGTTCCTTCTATGTGTATCTATACAGATAGTAAAGGCTTTTATAGATTTAAAGATTTCTCTTCCGGATATGGAGGTGATGGATTAAATCTTGTTATGCATTTGTATAATTTAGAAAGTAGAGGTAAAGCATCTTTCAGAATAATGGAGGATTATAACATGTACATTTCTAACAATACATATGTACCTATTTCTTATAAGCCTCATAGCAAATATGTTGTTTCTGATTATGAAATGAGACACTGGAATACATTAGATCAGCAATATTGGAAGAGCTTTAAACTTGGTTCTTCTATGTTAGAATCTCATAATGTTTTTCCATTATCATTTTATACAATGATTAAAGAAGATGATGGTAAGCT